GGCGGAATTCTTGAAGGCGCACGCCAGCGGAGATCAGGCGGCGCTTCAGGTCGCGACGAACTTCATGATGAAGGCCATCGACGGAAGCGTGGATGAGGATGATCGGTGGGAAAAGATTGATTGGGCGGTGGAAAGCGTGCGCAAGCTGATCGACTCGATCCAAAAGCATCAGGTGCAGACGGCGCAGATCATGACGCTGATGCAAGCCCAGGCGCTTTTCACGAATCTGGCTATGAGCGTGCGCAAGGGATTTGTGGGACTGGCGGCGCAGACGACGGATGAACGCATGAAGAAGTTGATTCAGGCGGCGTTGCATCTTGTGGCGGCCGAGTTCCAGCGAGCGGCCAACATGCCGGATCCCCTGGCGAGCATCAGTAAAGAGACGATGCTGCAATGAAGGGGAGACGTATCGACGAAAGACGCAGGAGGGGGACATGCAGAGCTATCCAAGTCAAGTTCGGTTCATGCTGGCGAGAGGGCCAGCGACGGCGAGCGAGATCGCGACGGCGATGAAGATCGGGGCGAAGAGGGTCTTGCTCATCCTGGAAGACATGGAGCGGCACCAGTACGTGCGCACCACGGGAGAACCAATCCACTCGTTCGGTGGCCGGGGAAAAGGGCAAAGTCTTTACGAGCTGACCCAGCAGGGGAAAGCAGCGTGGCTGAACGAACCAACACCCTGAATATCGAAGGCTGGGGGTTAGAACAGGCAAAGCTCGCTTCTGCATGGAATCCTCCCAGGTAGAGACATTTGCCTTGTCGGTTGCACGAGCGTGGAATGACTGTAGGACTGGTGCGGGAGCGGTCCCCTGGATAAGACCATTACCGAGGCCAAAAAGAGACACTTTGGCCCATCAAACATGATAAAAAGTAAGTCCAAAACGAAGCCTCTCCCCCTCCAAAAGCCTCGGGAAGTTAAGGCCCTCTCATACTCTCCCGCCACGCTCGTGCGCTCGCCCAGCATTGAAATCGGAATTCAGGTGGGGCGCATCCTGCAACCAGACGTGCTGGGCGGCGGGATTGCGATGAAGGAACCCCGCTTCGAGAAGCAGCGCTTGCTCGTGAAGGCGCCGAACAAGCGCATCATCGTCCGGGCCGGCAGACGGGGCGGAAAAACGGTGGGCGCTTCGATTCGTGCTCTGCAGGCATTCCTTTCCGGCCATCGCGTGCTCTATGCAGCGCCCGTGATCGAGCAGATCAACCGTTTTTGGACCGAGGTAACTGAGGCGTTGGCCGAGCCCATCGACGCGGGAATTTTCTATAAGAATGAGGGCAAGCATTTGATCTCGTTGCGGGGGACGGAACAGGCGATCACGGCAAAGACGGCCTGGAACGCTGACTCGCTGCGCGGTGACTATGGCGACCTGTTGATCATGGATGAGTGGCAACTGATGAACGAGGATGCCTGGGAGCGAGTCGGGGCCCCGATGCTTCTCGACAACGACGGCGATGCTGTTTTCATCTACACCCCGCCGTCTCTCCATTCCCGTTCCACGACGAAAGCCTCGGACCCGCGGCACGCTTCGAAGATGTTCAAGCGGGCCGAAGAGGACATGAAGAAAGCGGCGGAAGAGGGGCGTGAGAGCCGCTGGCTGGCCATCTCCTGGCCGTCACACGACAACCCGATGATCTCGAAAGAGGCGCTGTCCGAGATCACAAAAGACATGACGGCGCTTTCGCATCGTCAAGAGATTCTGGCCGAGGACACCACGGAAGTCCCGGGCAGCCTCTGGAAGCAGGCGTTGATCGACGACACGCGAGTGGATAAGGCACCGGCGCTGGTCCGCATCGTGGTGGGAATTGACCCTTCGGGAAGCTCGACGACCGAGGCGGGCATCATTGGCGCGGGCATTGATGTGCGCGGGCACGGCTACGTCGTGAAGGACGCCTCGCTGCTGGCGCCGACTCCTGATCGGTGGGCGGCGGCCGGAGTGGGCGCGTATGCTGACCTGGGTGCGGATCGCATCGTGGGAGAACGCAACTATGGCGGTGACATGGTGCAGTCCACGATCCGGACGGTGGACGAGAACGTGAGCTACAAGGATGTCACGGCCACGCGGGGCAAGCTGGTGCGCGCGGAGCCGGTCTGCGCGAAGTACGAGCAGGGGCTCGTGCATCACGTCGGGGAGTTCCCGGAGCTGGAAGACGAGATGTGTTCTTACGTGCCAGGAGCCAAGTCGCCGAACCGGATGGATGCGCTCGTGTGGGCGCTGACGGATCTTATGCTCGAGAGCCAGGCGCTCGGCCTGATAGATTTCCTGAAGGATGGCGCAGCGCAGAAAGTGTTAGACACCATGAACAAGACGGTGCGAGCGACGACCCTGTTGAAACCGATGATTTCGGATGAGGCGCCGACCTGTCCGGAGTGCGGGGCCGTGACGGTAATCCGGGCGGCGGGCGGAGAACTGCATTGCAACCAGTGTGGCATCCAATGGAAGGACAGGCAGACGAAGCCCACGGACGGGCAGGGCATGACGCGAGCGCAATATCTGAAGACGGAGGGAAGGGAAAGATGACGATCGCGGCAGAGATTGGGCGTGGGTTTTGGTGGTTCCGAATCAATGGGCGCGGCTGGCGGTGCGCGAATCGAAAGATTTACGCCCCACTTATCTTGGAGCGCCTGGGCCGCATTCGGGTTCTGCGCCTGGGGCGCTGGAGCATAGCGCGCCTGAAGCCAGATGATACGGCCGGGGTGAAGGTTCCCCGCGGCCTATCATTCATCGAAAGGGGCAGGCTGTTGTGAGAAATGGAGTCTGAAGAAAGGACAGGAGACGATCATGGAAGAAATCTTATTCGAGAACAGCACGCAGGTGGTGAAGGCAGTTTATACACCCGAGGTCCGCACGCTGGATGTATGGTTCAAGAGCGGCGTGCCGTATCGGTATCTCGACGTGCCGGCTGAAAGGTTCGAGGGGTTGAGGACGGCCGAGTCGCCCGGTTCATATCTGGCGCGCAACGTGCGACCGTTTCATATGTTCCCGGACCTGTGCCTGAAGCTTGAATGTATGGGTTGCCATAAAGTCATTCAGCCGGAAGATTTGGCGCTTGCGCGTGATTCCTTCGGCCATCCGCACGCTTGGCACACGGGCTGCATGGTGAATCCATGAACTGTCCCCAATGTAATGGATCGGACTTTGAGCGTGTCGTGATGCTGGGCCCCGGAGCCGTGGCTGGCCGACATCTGCAAAGGCTGCGGGTTTGTATGGGGAGAGCTTCCCAAAATCAAACTGCGAGGTAGCTATGCTTTTCCACTGGCTGAAGCGATTCCTGCGCGTGCTGGCGCGGCTCATCATCCCGCCGCCGCCACTGGCGCTGGCGAGAATCGAAGTGAATGCGCGCTGCCCGGTCTGCGGGCATCATCGCCGTGGGCGGCTGCGCACGGTCGAGGTTGACGCCTCAAAAGGCGGGGTTCCGGTGCGTGCCATCCTCTGCCAACACGCATGCCTTATCTGTGGCGCTCGATGGTTCGAGAAACCGATTGTAAACGTTGACCCGGGTTTTGTTACTCCGTCAATCGCTCGAGATTCGGATGAAGAGAAAGAAGACGCGGCGCGGCGGTTCGGTTCAGCGCCTCCGTTATCGTGAGGACTCAGCATTATGGCAAACGAATGGGCGCACAAGATGCTTGACGAAATTCGCCCGGATTTTTACGGCGAGATCACCTTCACGGTGCGGGCCGGGGAGATCCGAAAGGCGGCCAAGGTTGAGACGCACATCGCGCCCGACATCAAGGGGCAGTGCGGGGAGAGACTCATTCCTTGCCGCCATCCCGGCCCGAACTGTGCTGAGTCCAAAACAAAGAGTTGACAATAGGTTGGTATCAGTGCATCTTGAACTCTGACTGATTCCGTTCTCGGCCCTATCCTAGGGATGGAACGCTGGAGTGCTGAAGCGCAGGACCAGTAGGCCCGCTCGGCTAAATGGCTGGGCGGGCCTTTTGGTTTCAATGGCCAACGGCACATCGATCACAATTCGCCCGCTCGGGCCGCTCATCGCGGCTCTTTCCCGCTACGGTCAACAACTCTATCAACCCCCGAAGGACACGATCCGCGGAGTCGAGCCTGACACGTGGTACTCGCCTCTGCAACCTGTAAAGCCGATTGGCCCCCCAGGAGTCGAACCGCGCGCCTTCCAGTATTGGGCAGGGCAAAACCTGCTTTGGACACCACGCGCCGACGCGGAATACTCGGCGGCAGATCTAAAGCAACTGGCCACGTATCCGCTCGCGCGCATCGCGATCGAGAACGTCAAGGATGAACTCTGCAAGGCGTCCTGGCAGATTCAGCCGCGCCCGGAGCCGGGTGAGAGCCGCAAGGCCGCGACGAAGCGAGGCGTGAACGATGCGAATCTGTTCAAGCTGAACAAGTTCTTTGAAATGCCGGATCGTGAGCACCCGTGGCCGGAATGGCTGCGCCCGTTGATTGAGGACATGCTGGTGATCGACGCCTGGACGATCTTGATCCGCAAGAAGTTCTCAGGTGAGGTCGTCGAGCTTCCGGTCCTGCGAGGCGACAGCATCGTCCGCTACATCGACGAGAATGGCTTCACGCCTCTGCCTCCGGAGCCCGCTTATGCGCAACTCTGGTGGGGCATTCCTTTGGTCAATCTCTCGACTGACCAGCTTGTCTATAAGCCGCGCAACATCGTGCCTCGGAATACCATCGCCTCTCAACTCTATGGCATGAGCCCAACTGAACAACTGGCGCCAGAGATCGCGATTGGCATGAAGCGCTTGGAATTCATCCAGGCGTATTATCAGGAAGGTTCTATCCCCGGGGTTGTGCAAGTCGTGCCGAAAGGCGTTACGACAGACAAGATTGCCGAGGCCATGCAGTGGATGAACTCCGAACTGGCGGGGAACTTGGCGGCACGACGGCAATGGCGCATGATCCAGGGCTTCAATGAGCCGGGCAAAGATGAGCAAATCATCTTCACGAAAGAACCTCTCCTGACCGATATATTTGACGAGCAGCACACGCGCCGGATCGCCTTCGGGTATGGGATTTCACCGCAGCGCTTGATGCGCCAAATGAACCGCGCCGCTGCTCAAGCGTCACAAGAGGCGGCCGACATCGAAGGGTTGCTGCCCTATTTCTCATCCCTCAAAGCCGTGATGGATTTCATCATCCGCCAGAAAATGGGCTTTGACGCTTATGAGATGGTTTTTGACCCGCTGACAGAGCCCGACCCATCGAAGCAAGCCGAGACGATCAAAATCTATGTGAGCGGAGGCGTGCTGACGCCGAACGAGGGGCGCGAACGGCTGGGTGAGGAGTCTCGGCCCGAGCCCGAGGCCGACATGCTGGGCATCGTGACGGGTACCGGGTTTGTGCCCCTGGGCGGAGCAGGCGGCCTATCGACTCCGGCGCCGACGCCTGTAAAGCCGGCAGAGGGAGATGCAAGTGGAATTCCTGATAAGGGAAAAGGTAGAGCGGGAGCATCAGGCGGCGATGACGGCGACGACGAAGAGCTTGGCGCCGATGGAAAGCCCGTCACCGCTGACGGTCGCGGCGAGCCCGGCAAGCCCGCCAGCGCCAACAAGCCCAACGGTGGCGCCGCCGCGAAAGCGGAAACGCAGAACCGGCCTATCGGGTATGCTACGGGGACGGTAATTGCGGAGCCTGCGCCTGCACAGCACGGGTTATTGGAAATCACAAAATACTCCGAAGACCAGCCGCGGGTTCCGGCCGGAGAGGCCAACGGCGGAGAATTCACCAGTGGCGGCGAGGCAGGGAGCGGATCGAAGCTGGAACGATTCGCGAAGCCTGAAGTCAATAATCGCCTCGGCAAGAAGGGTGAACTAATCGCCAAGAACATTTCAGAGCAAGTCGATGCCATGCCAGAAAACATGCGGCTTGCTGGAGGCTCGTCCGCGCGCATTTCAATTGTCGATCGGCCTGAAGATCGCGGCGCTGGTCCCGCGACCCATGGGATGTTCATTGAGAATCACGATGCGCCTTCAGGTTATATCCGCGTCTTTCCGATACGTGGCGGGGCAAGTACGCCGGATATGTACGGCGGTACAGCACTTCATGAATACGGCCACGCTGTAGATCACTGGGTTGGTGAGCGGACCGGCCTAGCTCATCTATCGGAGAGTGAGGGCTTCAAAGCAGCCGTCGCCAAGGATGGCGCCGCGATGCCTGAGATTATGCGTGAATGGGGGTATCGTTCAGTGCTCGCGGATCACCGGGAAGTTTTCGCCGAAAGCTTCGCACAGTTAGCAGGGGCAAAAGGGCGGCCGGATTCAAACGAAGGCTTCACCAAGCTTTTTCCGAATTCCACCGCCTGGGTGAAGAAGTCGCTGAGGCTTTAATGCTGATCTATCAAACACGGCGCGAAGTTCAGCCGAACGGCAACATCCATTACCTTGACTGGCTTGAGGAAGCTGAGCCTCCGGCCGAACTGCAAGAAGGCGCTGCGAAGCTTCGCAGAGCGATCACTGAGCCGGAGCCTGCGCAATACGGCATGCTGGAAATCAAAAAATACTCCGAAGATCAGGCGCGCGATGAATCTGGTAAGTGGACAAGTGATGGTGGCGCGGCGCAGAACTATCCGCGCGCTGGCAAGACCGTGGACGGGCTGCAAGTTATGGATGAAGTTCCGAATCGAGAATCAATCGCCGCGTCACTGGACGACTACGAGATATTGCCCGGCATCCGCGAAGTCCCGATGGCGCATTTCAAGACCGGCTTGTCGGATTTGTTCTATGCCCATGACGACTATGAGCACGCTCGCGATCTGGCGAATCGAATCTCCACATCGGGCAGGATTGCCCCACTCATTGTGGTCGTTGACAAAGAGGGCCCATACGTTCTTGAGGGTGGGCACCGCCTGGGCGCGCTTGGGCTGCTTGATAAGAAATCCTTCCCGGCGCTGGTGGTCATCGACAAGACGGATTATAGCGGGGATAAGGTTTGCAAGGTGCATGCGAGCTTCGGGAAACGTTCCGAGACGTCAACCATCCACGCAAACCTTGTCAAGGCCAAGCCGCACCGGAAAGAACCGCCCGTCATTCATCCGGGCCGCATGGCGCCGCCGTCGATCCTTGGAAAACACAAGCTGGAGCGCGACCTCACCAAAATCTTCCGCACTATGCACCGGAAGACGACAAAGGTGGTGGCGGCTGCCCTGGGTCTTCCGCATGCGCATCTGGCTAAGGCTGGGCCGGACGCCGATATGACTCTGCGGCAAGCCATGGACAGTCTGGCTGCTGAGTGGGAAACGGTTGCCCGGTTGGCGAAGAAACCCCTCACGGATGCGGCCTTGGCGGGCGCTTCCAAGGGTGGGCTCGAACTGGAGATCACGGCCGAGGACATGCTGACCGGCATCAATGAGACGGCGCGCGATTGGGCATCGAACCGGGCCGCGGAACTTGTCGGCATGCGGCGGACGCCCGAAGGCGAGTTCATCGTCAACCCCAGCGCGAAGTGGGCCATCAGCGATGTGACACGCGACAAGCTGCGCTCCGTGATATCGGACGTGTTCAGCCAAGAGGGGAAGATCGCGCTGCGTGACGTGGAGAACCGAATCGAGCAGTCGGGCATCTTCTCGGATGTGCGGGCGTCGACGATCGCGCGCACTGAGATTTCGCGGGCTCAGACACAAGGCAACCGTGAGGCGTGGAAGCAGAGCGGGATCGTCGAGCAAGTGACCTGGCTGCTTTCGGCAGATCACGACAAGGATGATGTCTGCGATGAGCTAGCCGATGGCAGCCCTTACGATATCAACGATGTGCCGGACCTGCCGGCCCACCCGAACTGCTTGTGCGCCCTGGTCTTAATTGAGCCGGGCGATGCTGAAGCGGATAAGCTGATGAAGTATTCAGAGGATCAGCCACGGGATGATGCTGGAAAATGGACGGATACTGGCGGTGGTAAGGAAACCTTTCATGGAACCTCGATTGAGAGGGGTAAGAAAATATTGAAGGAAGGGCTCCTCCCGCAGACGGGCAAGTATCAAGTTGTGTATTCATCACCCAGCCGAGATGATGCCTTCGTACATGCAGCGCAAACCAACTATAAGGATTCCCTTGGGGATTCCAGCTTTGATAATTCAGGGTTTGCGATAGTAGTTATCAAGGATGCTGAATCGGCTCCCGGCTTCACGAGGATTCCTACCTCAGCAGGAGCAGCCTCAGAATGGCACGTCAATGCTAAGGTTCCGCCGGAATTTATTGACCGAGTTGAGATTTACAGGTTCAAGGATTTTAGCTCCGGTGCGAAGCCAGCACCTTTCCGCATTCTCAAAGTCAGTGAGGCAGCGAATAAGAGCCCTGAGTTTATCTATTCAGTTGTGTTTTTCAAGGAGGAGTAATAGCGAAAGGTAATGGAACGGAACCGGAGGGCGTGAAAGCGGTCGGGGCCCCAGTGCTACCCGAGGCGCAAGAAAAAGAATGAAGCGGAGCAGTCCGCTTTCGCCCAAGCCAAAGACCGACAAGGAGAAAACCATGAAATCCTTCTCGAAGTTTATCCCGTTCGCCAAGGTTGATGCGGCGCGCCGCGAGGTATGGGGAATCGTTACGGCCGAGGTTCCGGACAAAGACGATGAGGTCTGCGATTATCTTCTCTCGAAGCCGTACTACCAGGCCGTGATCGACGAGATGGGCAAGGCGACGGCCGGGGAGAATTATTTCCCGCTGCGCTACATGCACCAGCTTGAGGCGGTGGGGAAGTGCATCGGCTTCGAGTTCCGCGATGCCGACAAAGAAATCTTCATGGGCTTCAAGGTTGTGGACGATCAAGTTTGGAATAAAGTTGAGGAGCGGGTGCTCACGGGCTTCTCGCATGGCGGAAAGATCGTGGGGATGCATTCCGACCCGACGTTTGAAGGCTGCAAGCGGTATATCGCCGATCCTTCGGAAATCTCTCTGGTCGATAACCCCTGTCTGGCGACCGCGCACTTCACGCATGTTAAGGCAGATGGTGTGGTCGAGTTGTGCAAGTTCCTGCGGGTTGAGCCCCCTTCTGCATCGCCGGGCGCCTTTGCAGCCCTGAGCGAGCAAGTGGAATTGCTGAAGACCCAGCTTGTCAGTTTGAAAGCTGCTACGCCGGTGGTGGCCATAGCGGCCAAGGGAAAGACGAAGCGCGTGGCGGGCGAAGACCTGCCGGCATCAGCCTTCCTGATCGTGCTCGACCCCGATAAGGCGGAGACGTGGAACCTGCCGGTGAAATTCTCAACAGAGGCCAAGTGTAAGCGCCACATCAAGAACGCGATTTCCCGATTTAATCAATTGAAGGAAGTCCCGCAGGCAGCCAAGGATGCGGCTTGGAAGAAACTGGTTGCCCTGGCCGGAAAGTACGACATCGACGTGGCCGCAGAGAAGGCAAAGCTCGCGGCGGTACAGGGCTGGTTGCGGAAGGCTGTCCGGACGCACGTTAACCGGATCGAGCGCTCCGTCAAAGGTGGTAACATCGGCTATGCGCTCGCAACACTCGACAACGATCTTGGCCGTCTCACGAAGGGGTTCAGTCAAGTTTCGCAGCTTTCTCAAATCGTTGAGGCGCTTGGCTATCTGGTTTATAGCACGGCGGGAGAGTCTGAGATGGAAGGCGACGATTCGCCTCTGCCCGGCCTGCTCGCTGACAATGTGGACGCGATCCTCGACACGCTCTTGAGAATGGTCGAGGAAGAGTCCGAAGAGGTACGGGCCGATCTTCACGCTCGTCTCTCCTAACCCGAGTTTTCCCGGTCGCTCATTTCAACGGCCGCCGTAAGCGGCAGGAGGAACAAACAATGTTTAAAACGATCGACGAACTGGCGAAGGCTTGTTCCGGCTTCGCCTCTCATTTCAAGAAGGCCGCCGTCCATCACAAAGCTCTTTCGGAAGCGCATGCTGGCCTGGCGGAGGCTCACAAGGCACACCATGAATTCGTGAAAGCGAAGCACGAAGGCATGGACGACGGCGACGCGCACAAGGCTTATTTCGGCAAAGTCGCCGAGCTGCACAAGGCCAAGGCGGCTCATCACGCCGCTGTGGCGGAGCTGCATAAGGCGCACTCCGCGCATCTCGACACGCTGGGGGACAATGTGGGCGAGGAGAAGACCGCTGCCGTGAAGGTTACGGCTTCTGCTCCGGCTCCCGTTGTGACCGGCGAATCTGCCGTTGGTCCTGGCAGCGTCGAAGACATGGTGAAGTCAACCACCACGGGACTCGTCCACTCGGCGCTTGAAATGCTCAAGACCGATCCGGCCGTGCAGGATGAGATCCGCAAGATGGTCCTGTCGGGAGTACGCTCGGCGCTGGGAGACAAGATTGTGCCCGACGCAGTGCGCGGCATCATTCCGGCGCGGCCCGGTCTGGAACTCGTGCCTCGCCCGGGTGGGGCTGAGATTCCGACCACGGGAATCGATCCCAAGCTTCAGAAGTTCATCCAGATGTAAGAAGTTCTGTTTGAGATTGCGCGAGTCGACTCCGGTCAGCGGCTCGAAACATGAAGACCCGGTTGCTTGTCAAATTCAGATCGGAGAGAGGCGCACATGAAACTGCAACAAGAGTTGTACGCTGCTGCGGCCTATGCAAGCCGCGTGCAGATGGCGAAGACGCTCGGTGTCGATGCGACGCTCGCCAAGTTGTGCCTTGAAGCTCAAGCCCTGCCACCCAAGGAGTGGTCGCTCGAAAACGACCTCGTGAAGCGAGCCGGGCGCGAGTACATCAAGGCTTTGATGAAGGCTGGCGTCACCACCAGCCTTGGTTTCAACTTCTATGACCTTCGTGGCCCCGCTTACATGATCTTCCCCTTGAACACTCCGTTCATCCAGATGATCCCCAAGGCGGGCAAGGTGAATGCTGGCGTCGGTACGGTCGCGCACTGGAAGGCCACGCTGAATCCGAACTCGACGTTTGTCTATGCAGGCGTCAAGGAAGGACAGCGCAATGCCACGGCGACCCCCGACGAACAGGATTACTTCGCGACTTACAAAGAGCTTGGCATGGAAGGCGGGGAAACCTTCACGGCGCAGTGGGCCGGCGAGGGCTACACCGACAACCTCGCGGATGAGCATTTCCGCAACCTGGCTCGCCTGCGCTTGCAGGAAGAGATGATCACGCTTTGGGGGAACGCCGGACCCTCGACCATCGCGGGACAGACTACCGGCAATCTCGGCTTCGCTCTCGGGCAGCCCACCACGCCGAGCGTGGACGCAAGCGGTACTGCGGGCGGAATCGCGACGGGGAGCAACGTCTCCGTGGCGGTCATCGCCATCACCGCCATGGGTGTGAACCCGGGCGGGCAGGCTGGCTACAACATCCCCCCGACCGTGGCGCGCGGCCTCACCGCCTACACGGAGCGGACCAACGCGGATGGAACGAAGATTAACGTCGCGGGTGGAATCTCGGCGATTTCGAACGTCGCCGCGGGGACCACAAATAGCAGCGGGAGCGTCGTCGCTTCCCTGCCTGCACAGAAAGGCGCCGTCGCCTATGCCTGGTACTGGGGCATCAACGCAAACTCCACGGTTGACACCTTGGTCCTGGGCGCCATCACCGCATGGCCGAACTACACGATCACCGCAAAGCCCACGGGTTTTCAGACCGGCAACGCGGTCGGATTCACGAACGACAACAGCTATCAGACAACCGATCTGGATGGCTTGGGCACCTACACGTTCAATAACGGGATCTGCACCGACATGGGCGGTAGAACGTTCACTCCGGCTGGAAACGGCCAAGTGAAGGAAGTGGAATCTGATTTGGCGGCTCTTTACAATCTCTATCAAGCACAGCCCAGCGCCATTTGGGTTTCAGCCGATGTGCGCGCGGCCCTTGAGTCCGCGATCATCTACAGCTCGACGGGGACGAACAGCTACATCTTCCAGTACACGAAGGATGCCCAAGGCGATTTGATGGGCGGATTCCTCGTCACGTCCTACAAGTCGAAATACTCCATCAACCCCGAGGGTGGGGCGGCCATCCCGATCCGGCTGCATCCGATGTTCCCTCCCGGCACGATGCTGTATGACATCAACACGAACCCGTATCCGCACTCGCGGGTTCCGGCCATGCGGCAATTCTTGCTGCAACGTGACTACTACGCCATCGAATGGCCGACCGTGTCGCGTCAGTGGACTTTCGGTACTTACATCCACGAAGTCCTGGCGCATTACATGCCGTGGATCAGCGCTATTCGCACCGGCATCGGCCCGTTTGTAAAGCCCTAATTGACCGGGCTTTGAATCGGGTTTCAGTTCGTCGGCGGGGTGCTCACCCGGGGTGCCCCGCCGAGTTCTTAATATCCTGGCAGGAGGAGCAAGATGGAATCACTGCTCAATCTCAAGGCAACACGCTCTGGAGAATCCGTCAGGATACCCAACCTTGTGTTCGGATCGGCCACGCTGGAGATCACGTACACTATTCATGGCGCGCCCGACACGATGGACTTGATGCTGACTGCGGATCAGGCAGGCGGCGGCGTGATCTTGGACGATTACAATGGAACCGCAGACACAACCCGCACCGTAACGGACAGCGGCCTTTACGAGATGTTCATCCTGCTGCCAAAATGGACTGGCGGCTCCAACGTGAGCGTGGATCTTCGAGTGTTGATCGTTGGCCCTGGCGCAACCTATAGCGATGAGAGCTATCCGACTTTTGGGCCCACGGGTTCCACGGGTCCGACCGGACCCACCGGCCCCTCGGGTGGACCGATTGGCAACACGGGCGCCACCGGCGCCACAGGGGGTGTCGGCGCGACTGGCACACCGGGCGCGTCGGGCGCGACAGGCAGTACGGGCGGAACCGGCCCTACCGGGCCATCTGGCCCCACCGGGCCAAGCGGCCCGAAAGGGGACAGCGGCGCGCAAGGCTTAACTGGCGATGTCGGCGATACCGGCCCTTCGGGCGGACCTCCTGGCCCGACCGGAGATACGGGTCCGCAAGGCCCGACCGGAGATCCGGGCGCTACCGGGCCATCGGGTGGCCCACAGGGAGACACAGGCCCTGCCGGACCCACCGGAGGCGTTGGACCTCAAGGGCCAAGCGGCGATCCTGGCCCGAGCGGCCCGAGCGGTGATCTTGGGCCGACCGGCCCGATAGGACCGACCGGAACGGGAGCCACGGGAGCCACGGGGGGTGTCGGCGTCACGGGAGCGACCGGACCGACCGGACCAACCGGGGACACAGGAGCCACAGGCGGAAGCATTGTTCTTGAACCTCTGAGCCGGGCAACCTGGACGCCCACGTCTTCCGACAGCACATCGAGTCATGAAGCCGACAAGGCCATCGACAACGATGTCAGCACTTTTTGGGAATCAGCCAACTCTTCTTTCCCGCACTCGTGGTCGGTCGATATGGGTCTTGTGCAGAGCTTTGCGGCGGTCACGATGCTGCCGCGTCAAGACGGACTCGGGCAGAACCCCGGCACGGTTGAACTGTTCCTGAGCGCTGACGGAAACACCTGGGGGTCGCCGGTTGAAACGACCACCTTCCTTTCGACCAGCGCAGCCCTCATCACGTGGATTTTGACCACCACGTATTCCAGCCGATATGCCATGCTCCGGTTCTTCAACAACTCCGAGGCATCCGGCAACTATGTGGCGGTAGCCGAGATCAATTTCATGCTGGTGGCAATCGCTGAGTCAGCGTTTGTCGAGTACGGTGTTCCCGGACCGACCGGACCTATCGGACCCACGGGAGCCACGGGCACGACGGGAGGAACGGGAGATGCCGGACCCTCGGGCCCCACGGGTGATCTTGGGCCAACGGGGCCAGCAGGCCCCACGGGTGTCACTGGCATGACCGGCCCCACCGGGCCAACGGGAGATACCGGGGCCACGGGAGGCAGTATCATCCTTGAGTCCCTCAGCCGTTCCGGGTGGACGGCCTCAGCTTCAGACCAGTTTTCAGGAAGTTATGACGCGAGCAAGGCCATCGACGGCAACCCGGCCACATTCTGGAATTCCAGCATCGCAGCCTTTCCGCACTGGTGGTCTGTTGACCTGGGAAGCGTGCAGGACTTCGCCGCCATCACGTTGCTGCCACGGCAAGACGGCATGGGCCAGAACGCCGGCACTGTCGAGCTGTACGTCAGCGATAATGGGAGCGATTGGGGAGCGGCGGTTGAGACGACCACCTTCCATTCCATCAACACAGCGCTCATCACGTGGGTCTTCTCACAACCCTACACGCACCGCTATGCGATGCTGCGCTTCCTGAACAACTCCGAGGCTTTGGGCAATTACATCGCCGTGGCCGAGATCAACTTGATGATCGTCTCCATCGCGGAGAGTGCCTTCGTAGATTACGCCTCTCCCGGCGCGACTGGTGCTACTGGCCCCACCGGCGCGACCGGCGCCACCGGCCCTGTCTATGGCATGTCTGCTACTGCTGCCGGAGACTCCGGCCAGCTTGATTCCGCTTATTCATTCTTTCTCGCCAGCGGCGGCACCGCAGGAATCGCGCTCACCTTGCCCAACGTTTCATCCGTCACGGTGCCACTGGTCGTCATGAAGGTGGATCCGACGAATGTGTCAGCTCCCGTTTCAGTTCTGCCGGAAAGTCCTGCGCAGCTCAACGGAGCCACGGGGTCTTGCGATTTGGCAAACCAGTGGCAATATGGTACGTTCGCTACAGACGGGACCGACTGGTTCATCATCGGAAAGAATTAAGCGGAGAAGGAATCCGGTCAAATGAAACTCACAATCTTCTTCCCTCGAAACACCTTTGCGGGCTGGGCATCGCTTGGCGGCTATACCCAAACCTTGCGCCGCATGGGGCATGAAGTCATCGAATGCGTTCTTCCTGGAAATCAACCCCATGACATCGTGCCGCTGCGCGCCAAGCTGCCCACCATCGAGCAGCTTGCAGCCTGCGATGCGGTGATCAGTTTCTATCACGAGTACACCCAAGCCTGGCTCATGGCGCTGTACGGGCTGGAAGCGTGGGCCCCGCTGGTCAATAAGACCATCGCCCGGTTCGATGAGTCGATGGACCGCTCGGACCTGAATCTTCCCGGACGACTCCCGGAGCTGCTTGCCTGGGCGAAGCATTGGTCATTTCCCGCCGCGCAAGACGCGAAGAAGTATGGCGGGAAGTGGCAACCCTTCGGCGCCGACACGGAGATGTTCAAATCGCGGGGCGCTGCCGGGTTTCCGGAGCAGAAAAAGTACGACGCCGCCTTCGTCGGGCAACTCTATGGTCCGCGGCTTGAGTACGCGCGCCGCCTCGCGCAGCAACCCGAGCAAATCACGCTTCAGTGTGGGCAGGTGGGCGTGCAGGAACTTGACGGGATGCGTGAGCCGGAATCGACGCAACTGCTCGCGCAGACCTACCGCCAGATCAAGGTGTTCTTCTGCCTTCCTCCGCTCTCGCGGCTGATCGTCGGGAAGGTCTGCGAGGTCATGGCCTGCGGCACATTCGTCATGTATCCCCGCCTTCCGGGCGATTCCGCCGCAAACCTGTCTGCGTTTGAAGACGGGAAGCACATCGTCTATTACGAGCACGGCTATATCCGGGAGAACGTCAAGCAGATCAAGCGCTGGCTCGAACATGACAAAGAGCGTGAATCCATCGCACTGGCCGGCTGCTGCAAGGTACGCGAAGAGTTGAGCCTGGAGAACATGCTCGATAAACTTTTGACGCCGATAGCGCGGCAGATGGTAACGCTGGAGTCACAGCCGCATAAGCTGTTCACTCCTGCGGATGAAAAGCTCAAAGTGATGAGCGGGTTTTAGGATGATCGTTGACACAAAATACGGGTTCAGCCTGAACGTGGGCGACGGAAGCTATATCGGGTCGCAGCTTGAGAAGCATGGCGTTTGGGAGCAGCCCGAGTCGGAGCGGGTGCGGTCGCTGATCCGGCCCGGGGACCTTACGGTGGATGCCGGAGCGCACGTCGGTTATTACTCCTGCCTCATGGCGAAGTGTGGTGCGCGCGTGCTGGCGTTCGAACCCAACCCAAAACTCTACACGCTGTTGAGGCAGAACGTGGCCAGCCTGCCGTCCATCACCCCACGTCTCTTTGCGCTTTCAGACGTTGACGGGGAGGCCGACTTCTTCCTTCCCTCCGGCTACGATGATGGCTTTGGGAGCCTGGGGGCAGCCGACCGGGATGATCGGAGTCATTCCATCCGGGTGCAGACGCGACGGCTTGACGGAATCCTTCCACCCGGGCGCGTCCGCGTGATGAAGATCGACGTGGAAGGTGCCGAGGCTCTGGTCATCAGCGGCCTGGGGATACGCTTCACGGATGTGGATTATTTCCTGATCGAGTGCATCGACCGCCAGCTTCGCATGGAACTCTTGGGCAGCTCGGTCGCGGTCATCAACGCATACCTCGCCCTGGCCGGGTTCCGGGTCTATGAATACGACACGGCGGGGGGCTGGAAGCAGGTTCCGGCCGCACGGAGCACGGCGGGCCCGAGCGTGCTGTTCGAGAATCCCGTTGTGGCATAACTGAAGGAGTGCTGATCGTGATCTCCATCCTGACCCCAACTCGAAACCGACCGAAAGAGCTGCTCCGGCTTGCTGATTCCGTGCGGGCCACGGCACAACGCTCGCAGGAAATCGTGGCGCGCATCGACGATGACGAGCCGCAGCGGGCCGCCTATGAGGCCATCAAAGGGGTGCGGCTGATTTCCGGGCCACGGCTGGTGATGTCGGACCTGTGGAACGCGTGCTCACAAGAAGCGCAAGGTGACATTCAACTGCTTTGCGGGGACGACATCGTGTTCCGCACGCCGGGCTGGGATGCTCTGATCGAGGATGCGTTCCTTGAGTCACCGGATAAAATCCTGCTCGTTCACGGCGATGACCTGAGCCCGAACGGGAAGAAGTTCGGCACGCATCCGGCCCTTCACCGCCGCTGGATCGAAATCACGGGCCGCTTCACCTGCCCGCTCTTTTCTTGTGATTGGGCGGACACCTGGCTCAACTACGTCGCGGACATGCTGGGACGCAGGCGCTATCTGCCTTATGTCACCGAGCACATGCATTGGGTCTTTGGGAAAGGCATCGTCGACCAGACGATGCGTGAGAACATGGCGCGCCGGCAGAGGGACGATCCGGCAGCGCTGTTCGCCAAGCTTGAACCTGAGCGGCTCGCGGAAGTCGAGAAACTGAGGAACGCGATGGTTCCTTCCCGTTGGTCAATTCTGATCCTGACGATGCCGGAGCGCAGGGACTCCATGGCCCGCCTGCGATCCTGCCTTATCCCGCAAGTCGCCCGACATCCAGACGTGCAGGTCTTGGTGCGGACATCCGATCCAAGCCTCTCGCTGGGCGCGAACCGCCAAGCTCTGCTCGATCAAGCCCAGGGTGAGTACGTGTCGTTCATCGACGACGACGATCTGGTCGCGCCTGATTTCGTGGACCGCGTGCGCCCGCTGCTGGATGGCGTTGACTATGTGCCCTTCCGCGTTCAGCAATACGCGGACGGCGTGCCCTTGAAGCCATCTCTCATCTCTCTGAGCTACGGCGGGTGGTCGGCTGATGAAAAGCACTACTACCGGGACATCGTTCATGTTTGCCCGATCCGGCGCGTGCTGGCGCTCATGAGCCCAATGGAAGGCGGTTACAGCGAAGACGCGCGATGGGGAAACAGGCTGAGAAAGCTTGGCGTGGTGCGCACGGAGCACGTCATTGAAGACGTGCTCTACTTCTATTATTGGAAGTCGGGAAAGCCCGTGCCGCGGATAGTCCCGAAACCTGTGATGGCGGAATGGCCAAGTCAACGGGCAGAGAATCCCGATGTCACGGCTTGCCCGAACTGCCGGGTACGGGGAATGCTTGTTCCATCGAATGGCTGCCTGCACTGCAATCAGTGCGGGGCGAACGTGGGGGAGACTGCCTAATGTCGATCAAAGACAAATCGCTCAACATCCTCGTGCCGATGTACGGCGGCATGGGCACGGTTAACTTCTTCGAGTCGTTCACTCGGCTCATTCTGATGTTGATGCACCATGGCGTGAAGTTCAGCTACACGTTCACCTACAACGAGTCGCTGATTACTCGGGGCCGGAACCGGCTGGTGGACGAGTACCTGAAGAACCACGAAGAGACGCATGCGCTGTTCGTGGACGCGGACATCGGATTCCAGGCTGAGGACGTGCTGGCGATGCTGGAGCTTGACCTTGACATCATTGCGGCGCCCTGCGCGAAGAAGTCGATCAATTGGGGGCGGATCGAGCGGACGATCCGCAAGAACGGGCGCGCCTTCACGCCGGATGAGATGTCTCGCATCTCCGCGGACTTCGTGTTCAATTACGAGCCATTCGTGGGCCGCCGCGAGATCAAGCTTGACGAATTGCAGGAGATGCGATGCATGGGTACCGGGCTCATGATGATCCGCCGCAACGTGTTCGCGAAGTTCCGAGAGGCTTACCCGGACCGCTGGTACGAGTCGCGGTCGGACCCGAACGCGCTGCCCGGGCCGATTCATGATTTTTTCCGGGTCGGCGTCAATCCGGACACGCATGAATACGACTCGGAAGATTACTTCTTCTGCACCGACGCGAAAGCCATCGGGTTCAAAGTTTGGATGATCCCCTGGATGCGGACCTCGCACATGGGGACGTACAAGTTCATCGCGGACATGCCGGCCGTGGCGGCGCTGTCGGGAGACCTCTAATGGAAAACACGGACTTGGTGCGGTGGATTTGTAAAAGCTTCGGGACGCGTCCCTTGACCGGGGGGGCGATCATCGAGGGCGGGGCGGCTGGCGGCGAGACGACTGCTGCCCCGTAACCCTGAGAAAGGCAGAGACAGTATGGGCCCCAACACGATTGATCTTACGAGCCTGGCAGCGGTCAAGAGCCGAGCGGAAGTCAAATCGACGACGGACGATGCGGAGATCCAAGCATCCATCACGGCCTTCTCGCAATGGCTGTTGGACTTCACCGGGCAGGCATCGCTCAACTCCGTGGTGGCCCATGATGACGTGTACGACGGGAACGGCAACGCACGCCTCATGCTGAACAACTATCCGGTCCTGAACGTGTCGAGCGTGACGATGAATGGGGTGGGCGTGCCCGTGTCCTCAGGCGCGAACGTGTGGGGCTATTACGTCGAGCAGTCCAAGAAGTCTCTCGGGCTTCGCGGCGGCGTGGGCAACTTCACAACGTTCCCCTATCCGACGCCTCTGAGCTATCGCGAGCGCGGGCCGGTGTTCCGGCGCGGCCAGGGCAACATCGAGGTCGTTTACAGCGCAGGCTACTCCCCTAGTTTGGTGCAGAACGATGTTGATAACGTGACGGCTGGAACGATCACCCTACAGGAAGCGCCCTGGGTTGCGGATGCGGGCGTGACGTACTATCCGTCCTTGAACGCGATGGCGCATGTATCGAGCGGACCCGGCCCGGGGGAGTATGCCGTATCGAACGGGCTTTACGTGTTCAGCACCAGCGATGAAGGGCAACTCGTCGCGGCGAGTTACCAGATCAATCAGCCACCGTTCAATCTGGAATACGCGGTGCGCTGCTGCGTAGCGCTCAATTACAAGCGTAAGGGGTGGCAAGACCAGAAATCGCGCGCCGTGACCACTCAAGGCGGGTCTGCCACCACGACGTACCGGGATTGGGATGCACCGCCCGAATACATGAAGGTGTTCGAGTACTACCAGAGGAAGGCGATCCGGTGATTACGATTTCATTTAATAACTCTGATCGACGTGTCACGTTGGCGCTCCGGGCGCGCGGTCCGAAGCTTATCGCCGCCGAGAAGCGAACGCTGGCCGAGTTGATGGTGGATCTTCAAGCGGTCATCCACCGCAAGCTGTCGGGTGAGGTTTTGAACTCGCGAGGTGGGGGCGGCAGCTTGATTGGCTCAGTGCGGCAAACTCCTATCACCGTGACTGGGAGTGCCATCTCGGGCAGCGTGCAGGCAGGGGGCGGGTTGCTGTGGTGGGCTACCGTGCACGAGGAGGGCGGGGAAAAAGAATATGAAATCCTGCCGGGCATCCTGACGGGGAAGTCGAATAAAAAAGCTCTGGCATTCTTCGGGCAGGGGGCGACTGGATTAAGTTTCGGAACCACGGCCATGACCAGTTTGTATCATAAAAGGGGTGTCTTGGGAGGGACGCTGCGGGCGAATAAGTTTGGAGCCTTCGCGACAGCAGGGGGGATCGTGGTGAGGAAGGTGATTCACCCTCCATTGCCCAAGCGGTCCTTCATGGCCACTTCGCTGGAAGAGCTGCGAGGCCGGATCATTCAGAGGGTTTTTGAGACGGCGGCGGGAGCGTTGCGATGACGGTGACAGCCTTTGATGATCTAACCTATCTTGAAGAGGTATATGTGGCGCTGTTCGCGCTGCTGCAGGCGGCGACTTTTGCAGCCGGGGTCAAGCTTCAGACCTCGATGCGCGCCTTCATGGTTCCGGATCAGGTGGCTCCGGCCGACATGCCAGCGCTCATTCTGATCGAGGGGCCGATGCACGTCGAGCAGAAAGTGGTCTTCGGACCCGCGAAGTGGACGTTGACGGCGCTTGCGGCGCTCTATGTGCGCGCGGAAGGAACGGCTGCGCCAAACCAAAGCCCTCTCTCGGTCACGACCGCGAACTCGTTGATTTGGGGGATCCGGAAGGCTTTTGAGACGACACCTCCATACGAGAAACAGACGCTCGGGGGACTGGTGGTTCACGCTTGGATCGACGGAGAGGTTTTGCCGGAAGTCACAAGCGAACAGATTTTGATCACGGTGCCCATCTACATGATTGCGGGTCCCGTGGACTAGGTGAGTTGATGCGAAATGAATTGCAAAGCCCGGTCACAATCTATCGGAAGCTGGAGGGTGAAAAATGGTAATCAGTTTTGGATCAGGGGTGTTGTTTGGCAAGCCCGTGGCCGGGAATCTCCCCACGAACCCGACCCCGTTCAAATTCGGTGTGCTGCAAGAGGTCACGGTGGACTTCAAGGGCGACCTGAAAAAGCTCTATGGACAATATCAACTGCCCGTGGCGACGGCCCGCGGCAAGATTGACTGCACGATCAAGGGCAAGCTGGCCGTCTTCGATCCGGCGCTGCTCAATCAGTTGTATTTCGCGCAGGCCAGCACGGCTGGGTATTCGCTCATCGTAGATGGCGAAGCCCACACGGTTTCCAATACCAACTCGGCAACGGTGACGAACGCTGGCGTCATCACGGATTGGGGCGTCACTGATGCCCTGACCGGCCAGGGTTTCACCTGCATGCCGAACGCGGCGGCGGTGACGGTGGCCGGAGAGTACTTTCCCAACGTCACGAGCGGCGTTTATGCCTTCTCGGGCACTGACGGGACGGCGGCTCGCGCCGTCAAGATCAGTTACGCTTACACCACCAACGTGGGCGTGACGATCACCATCGACAACCAACTCATGGGCTATGCGCCGGAACTCGCAATGCTTCTGTATAACAAGTTCCGGAACAAGTACCTGGCGATCCAGCTCAATGATGTGACCCTGGGCTCGATCAACATCCCGACGAAACTCGAAGATTTTTGGGTTTCGGATTTCGACGGCAGCGCCAACGCCGATGCCTCGAACACGCTCGGCCTGCTCATGATGGACAGTTTCTAAGATCAACCAGGTGCGGGGGCGGTGGCGAGCACGCCTGCTACCGCCCACAGCCAGAGAAGAGGAGAATCAAATGGTCACGCTCATCGTATCGTTCATCGTCATCTTCGGGATCGGGGTGGGCATCGGATTCGCCGTGGGGCGCATCAAGAATGCCAAGAAGCTGGAAACAATCAGACTGGACTTGGACAGGATGGTGGGCGCAGGTTCAGATGAAGTCAAAAAGATTGCCGCTGCGCTCAGGGCAAAACTCAAGACAGGAAAGAAGGCACTGTGACTGACATGAGCACTCCAAAGTTTGACGGTGAGAAGGTTCGCCTGGGCGGCCGGGAGTACATACTGCCGTCGCTCTCGGTAAAACAGACTCGCCAGTTATGGGAGAAGATCCGGGGGCTGAACAAAGGCATTACGGAAGACAGCCTGCCGGACAAACAGCATGACGCCGTGGAAGTGATCCATGCGGCGCTCTCGCGCAACTACCCGTCCATGACGTTTGATGAAGTGGATGAGCTGGTGGACATGAACAACATGGGTAATCTGTTGAGGGTCGTGTCCGGGCAATCGGGGCTCACAGGCCCGGGGCCTGTGCCGGCCGGGGAAGCGGCTCAGCCGTCGTCAACTGGGCCGACCTCTACGGAGCCATCATCACCCGCACCGGCTGGACCTACGAATACATAGACGATCTAAGCCTGTGCCGCGCGCTAGAGTTTATGGATTTCATGGGACGTACTCCGGCACTGCGCCTGGCTCCGGGAAAGGAAAGAGATCCGAACGCCTGGGAGCCGGTAAGCGAACAAGATGCGCTAGGAAAGTTCTCGGCTTTGCAGGCTGTGATGCCGGGAGTGACCGGAATAGCGGCGCCACTCCGAGACGCGATTGCCTGGGCAGAGGCAGAGAAAGCCAAGCGGGGCATGAACTGAAATGGCAACAAACGACATCCTTGAAGTCGGCGCAGTCATCAACCTGGGGCAAATCCTTCCCGGCTTAGACACCCTTGCTGCAAAAACTGAAGGCGTCTGCGAGCAGATGACCATGTCGTTTGCCGGACCTGCTCAGGCGTCCATGGAGTTCGGCAGGAGCTTCGCAGCTTCCATTCCAGAAATCGTCCGGATTCCCCCAGCGGTTGATCTGATTCCACCGGCCATGGGGCGCGCCCACAGTTCAGCAAGGGGAGCCACCGAAGCGATGCGGGGCATGGGCGAGGAAATGGGCGTCCATCTGCCGCGCTTCGTGAGTTCCTTCCTGGCCCACGTCGGGCCGGTTGGCGGGATCATGGCGGCGGCCTTCGCACCGATCGCGATCATCGGGTTGATCGAGTTCTTGGGCAAGGTTCCAGACGCCATCAGTAAGATGACCGATTCGATCATGGGCTATGGGGAAGCACAAAAAGAAGCTTTCAAAGAGGCTGTCAAAGGTTCGGATGAGGCGCTGACCCACGCCAAGAGTTTGTATCAAGCGCAGCAGAATCTTGCCGACATCAACAAGATTGCTGCCACGACCGGCGTTGATTCGATGAAGCTTTACGAAAAGGCGGCCCTGGACGCGGACCGATCCTGGTGGAATCTCATCCCTGGCTTCGGCATTGCAATTAGCATGTACAAAGCCTATCAGAGCGATGTGAAGGGAGTGGCGAACGCCTCGGCAAAGGCAGCTAAGGATGGCATTGAACTGCGGGCGACAGAA